GCAGAAAGTCAGAGGAAACATGACAAAACTAACTAACGGCTACGAACCACGATTTGACTTTGCAGTTGATTTGGCTTACGGCAAAGCAGGCGAAGCCGAACTAGTTGAATTTTTTAACGCTGTACAAGGCGCTCAGATAGAAGTTAAATCTGACCGCTATCGCAATGGCAGAATGGCCGTGGAAACCCAGCAGAAGCCGTTAGGGCGTGACTGGCAGGACTCTGGCATTAACGTGACTACAGCAGCTTGGTGGGCGTATCGTCTTGCGCCAGGTGCTTTTACTTTGGTGTCAGTACCCAGGCTTAAAAAGTATTTACGCATGAACCGCGACTTGCTACAGAAGCGTGATTTTGCTGCTGGCTCTGACAATCCTTCCAGGGGCTTTGTGCTGATGCCTGACCAGGTGCAGGAACTAATGACTAGCGAATGGTACGACCAATGACCGATACACAGTTTATTTACAGCTTTATTATGGGCTGGGTATCATGCTGGCTATGGCTTAAAATGATGGCCAACCGCCCATGATACCGACATGGGGATACCAGCAACTAATGTCGAAGGACAAGCTAACACTCGTTCAAATCTTCACGGATTTGGAAACAGGCCTGAACAGATACACCCAAGTGAGCCAACGCGCTCAGTCTTGGCATCTATGGGGGCCGCCAACAGAAGTAGAGAGAGTTGATTAACACACTCATGGCACTACTGCTATTACCTGCCCTATCCGTACCAGCACATGACACAAAGCTGCCAACCTCGCGTGCTAAGTATCACGCTGTGCTACCTGACGCTTATTACGACCAGCTCGCCATGTGTGAGACTGGTGGGAACTGGGCGCACAGCACCAGGTCATACACGGGTGGATTAGGGATTAACCGACAGACGTGGCGCACCTGGTCAAACTCGCCTAGCGCTAAAGGCAAGACGCCCAAGCAACAGATAAAAGTTGCTGACGCTATTGCATTTAAGAGCCACATCAACCCAGATGGCCGTAAGGTGTGGAGAGTTGGGCCTTTTGGCTGGGGGTGCGTGCGCGGCCAGAAACACCTACAAGCTTTTATCTGCCAGTCTAAAAATCCGTTAGTCGCCAGGTGGAAAAGAAATTGTTAATAGAGTTGCGTTCTGTGATTATATGTGGTTATACTGATTACATGGAAACAAACACACGCTTCACAATGACAACCAATCGCGTTAGCGACAACGGCAAAATGGTATGGGAAGTAACAGACAATGAGCGCGGATACGTTCGCCAATACCGCACAAAGAAAAACGCTTTGGCAGCTATCGCAAGCATTGAAAAGCCAAACGCTTTTAATGCAATGATTAAAAATGCCTAACAAACCAGTAACCGCATTATGTGGCACACGCTCAGCGTATAAAAGACATTTAAGACACGGTGAAACAACCTGTGCAGATTGCAAAAAAGCACACGCCGAATGGCACAAACAACAAAGGAAAAACAATGGAAACATCAACAGGTGAACTAATCGCCAAACTAACTAATCTCAGCCACAACCTGGCGCTCGAGCTTCGATTTAAAGAATCAAGCCTGGTATTGGAAGCTGTAGGTGCGCTTCACGCATTACCCAACATTGCTGAAACTATCCGCAATTCTTGGCACCCATCACTAAACGAGTCAGGCCCATCTAAAGGCATCTCATACCTAAGCACAGCAAAGTTGGTTAGCGATGAGTCTTGAGTATACCCACAACGATGACGTGGCAGACATGATTTACGCCAAAGAGCAAGAAATTAAACTGCTAAAAGAGGCGTTGCTACGCATTGAAACAGAGTTAAACCGCATCACAAATGAGCACGCCCGTGGACAGTGAACTACTTACAGAACTATCTAAGCCATTTCCTAGGGAAGTAGAGCGCCAACTAGAGAAGAGCGGTGTAACGCTCACATACATACCTGTGAGTGAAGTAATCGCCAGGCTTAATGACGTGTTCGGTGTTCTGGGCTGGTCATACACACAAATAAGTTGCGACCGAGACGCGCTAGACCCTGACTTCCTCGTAGCTCATGTTCGCATGACTGTAGGCGACGTCACTCGAGATGGTGTAGGCGGCCAAACAATTAAACGCAAGCGTGACGGTGGCATAGTTGACCTGGGCGATGAATACAAAGGTGCAGTATCTGACGCACTTAAAAAAGCTGCACAATCGTTTGGTGTTGGGCTTTACCTTGCTCGTGGTCATTCATCACCAGCGCCTGCAGGACAACAGACACGCCAGCAAGGTGAGACACGCATTACAGAGCTTTCTAACTTGCCATCAGAAAAGCAGCTTTGGTTTTACAAGAGTGAGCTAAAGAAAAAAGGCCTATTGCCGCCGCTTAACATTGGCACAATGAGCAAATTTGAAGTATCTAAAGCGATTGACGCTCTCAAGAATGGCGAAGGATTTGTACCTGTTTACGACACGCCAGAGGAACCGTTTTAGTGGTTGACTTCGTTACCCTTATCATTATGTGCGTCAGTCTGTTTATGTGTGGGTTCTTGCTAGGCAAAGACCAGTGATACCAATAAGCGAACACGCATTTATGCAGCAAGTAAAAGCGCTTGCTTACATACATGGCTGGGCGTTCCATCACCAGGCACCTATGCGTACACCTAGAGGAAAAATAATGACTGGGGGCTCTGTGGGCTTTCCTGACATTGTGTTAGCTCATAAAGTGCGTGGTGTTATCTTCGCGGAGCTTAAAACAACTAAAGGTAAAACAACAGCTGCACAAGACGATTGGTTAGAGCGCCTGGGGCCTCATGTGGAGTGCTATCTTTGGCGTCCGTGGGACATAGATTTCATAGCGACAAGGCTTTCTTAGTGCTAGTCATAGCTTGGTACACGCTTCTGTTAGCTATAGGTGTTGCCATCATTCAAGGCATACGCAAGTAACAACCTCTTACAACTGAATACGACCATGGCCACATAGGGGATTGCACTCTGTTGGTATTCACACTACGGAAGTAGGGTAGAACTGGCGCGCATGACCACCTGAGATGACTAAACGTGAAGGGCTGTCAAGGTAAGCCGTCAGTGCAGAGTTCCCTAACTTCATAAAAGGCGTATGGCTGACCGTCCTAAACACACCACCTGCCACAGCTACTAGCTGGAAGTGGGGGCTGGCACAAACCACCACACTGACTACACACCAGGAAGCAACCGCAAGCTCAGCTAAGGGCGCTAGTAGCATCACCACTACACCACCGACAAGGACACACACACATGGCAGGCAACAGAAAAATAACCCCCCAATACAGAGCCAACAGAGCAGCACTAATGGAAGGCCACCCAGACTGCCACTGGTGCGGTAAACCCTGGGACAAAACATTCCAAGCCGACCACCTACTTGAGCACGACGCAGGCGGAGACGACTCATCAAGCAACTTAGTAAGCAGCTGCGCAAAGTGCAACGCATCAAGAGGCGCTAGCTATGTCAACCGAAAAACAAGCGCAAGACAACAAGCACGAAACGAAGCAATGAACGCCGCGCCAAAAATAACCGAAAATCAGCTTTTTTTGGGCAAAGAAGTCACCCCGAGCAAGCATTTAGACTCTGTATCCCCGAAGAGCGAACTGGCGAGAACTGGCCAAGACCAGGCGGACTACTCGAGATTTGGCAGGGTTCAGCCCAGATTGGAAACTGTGCGTAAGGGCAATTCTGTGTATGCCCAGTTGGTGGTTGATTTTGCTAAGACGTATATGCAGGTTGATTTGATGGACTGGCAGGTTTACGCGTTGGAAGGTTTGTTTGAGTCTGACCCTGACAGCGGAGACTTAATTAACAGGGCTGGCTTAATTTCCGTGGCTCGTCAGTGCGGCAAGACCGTTTTAGGTCAGGCTGTTTTAGGCACCTGGTTAACTTCTATTGCCAAGTTGCGCGGCAAGCCTCAAACTGTGGTTAATTCGGCCCATGAACTAACGCTGGCTGTGCGTCAGTTTGAAATTGTGGCACCTATTTTGGCTGAGTACTTTGGCGCAACTCTTAAACGTGCCTATGGGCGTAACACTTGTGAGATGCCTGACGGCTCACGCTGGCTAGTTAAAGCTGCAACACCATCGGCTGGAATGGGTCTTAGTGCTGACCTGATTTGGGTGGACGAAATCTACGCAGTAGATGACCAGGTACTAGCTCATTCTTTGCGGCCGACAATGAAGGCACGTAATGTGCGTACCGCTGGCGGTTCTCCCATAATGATGATGACCAGTACTGCAGGCACAGAGGCATCTATAGCCATGCTTCGATACCGCGAACAAGGGCTGCAGCTCATAGACGAAAAACGCCAGGGTAGTTTTTACTTTGCGGAATGGTCGCCACCACCAGGTGTAGATGTTATGGAAACTAAATGGTGGGGCTGGGCTAACCCTGCACTAGGTCAGACTTTAGAGCTGGAATCACTGCTACTGGACGCCGACCACCCCGACCGCTCTAGCTTCCTTCGTGGCTCGCTCAATCAGTTTGTCAATGCTGACGCGTGCTGGCTGCAGCCTGGCCAGTGGGACGCTTGCCTGTCAGATATGGAAGGCCCAGAAGGCGGCTGGATTGCGGTTGACTCATCACTAGATGGCTCACGTTATGTTGCTGTCCGCGCAGCTGTAGATGACGTTGGGGTAGCTCATGTCAATGTTGAGTTTGTGGTTGGCTCTTTGGCTGAAATGCAGCAAGCCCTGGTTGATGCCTGCCGCCACCCGTCAACCATGGTTGCTGTAACACCAACATTGGAAAATCATGTGCCGCTGTCGCTTGAGCGCCGCAAAAAAGTTGTCGGATATGGCGAGCTAATGAAGTACACCAGCTTGGTTAAAGGCATGATAAATGACAGTCGCCTGGTGCACATGGGGCAGTCAAACCTTGCTGAACATATGAACAGGGCCGTAGCAATTTACCAGCAGAACGCATTAGCGCTCAGCAGCAAGCGGAGCCCAGGGCCCATCGAGTTAGCGCGCTGCACTATCTGGGCGGCAGCGTTGGCGTCACGACCAAAGCAAGCTGGAAAGCCCATGCTGGTAGTTGTCAATCGGTAAACTATCGGCGGTTATGTCTTGCTAGTTCTGTCGGGAATCTGGCAAGGCATGACCACCTGCCCACCTGAAATGTGAGATAATCCCAACATGGCACTATTTAATCGAGTCACTAAAGCAGCAATAAGTCCTGTATCAGCAACCGCTAAAGCAGCTGCAGCTGGTGGCTATATGCCTAACTCAGCTGGTGTAAACATGATTGGCCAGTACTACACATATTTTGAAGGTGAAGCACGCAACCGCGCTATGAGCGTTGCTACCATCTCAAGAGCTCGTGATTTGATGGCCAGCGTTATTGGCTCAATGCCATTGAAGATGTACACGGAACGCTGGAACGAAACCGATGCGGAAATGGAATGTGTCTATCTTGCGCCACGTTCATGGCTACGCCAGCCCGACCCGACAGTTACATATAACTTCCTAATGGCTTGGACTTTTGACGATTTATTCTTTTACGGCCGCGCATTTTGGTACATCACCAGCCGCACACAAGACGGTTTTCCAGCAAGTTTTACGCGTCTCCCTGCAGGCTCAGTAACAACCACTGACCAGGCAGGGCCCGTATGGTATGCACCTTCACAGGAAGTTTATTTCCAAGGCAACATGATTGACCCCAAAGACTTGGTGCAATTCCTTAGCCCTATTCAAGGCATTGTTTATATGTCCGAACAGACAGTACTTACAGCACTCAAGCTTGAAGCTGCACGTTACCGAAATGCGGAATCGTCAATACCTGCAGGCGTTTTGAAACAGACAGGTGGCGAACCATTGTCAGCTTCTGAGCTTGCAGACTTGGCATCAGCGTTTAATGCAGCTCGAGCAACTAACCAAACTGCAGCGCTAAACGAGTTTTTGAGCTACACAGAAACTACAGCGACACCAGACAAAATGCTGTTAATAGATGCAGCTAACTACCAGGCGCTTGAGTGCGCGCGCTTAACAAACGTACCGCCATATTTGGTAGGTGTAAGCACTGGCGCATACTCATATCAGAGCTCTGAGCAAGCCAGGGCGGACCTTTACATATTTGGAGTCCAGGCCTACGCAGAATGTTTGGCTTCCACGCTGAGCCAAAACAACGTACTGCCACGCGGTACTTATGTTGAGTTTGACACCGACGACTTCCTAGTCGAAAATGAAATGGCCGACAAAATGGACACATCTAACCAACCACCAGACCAACCACAACAAAATACTCAGGAGTCCCTAGCATGATACGCTTTAACGCAACATCAGTAACCATTGACGCAGCCGCCCCAGACGGTACGCCCAGCCGCACTATCACAGGAATTGCAGCGCCATACAACGTCGTAGCGACAGTCTCAGATGGCACCGAAATTATGTTGTCACCTGGCGCACTGCCAACAGATGGCCCCAACCCAAAGCTATTTGTAGGCCACCAATCTGACAAGGCCATTGGCACAGTCATTGCTCGAGAGGACACGCCCGATGGAATGTTATTTCAAGCTCGAGTAGCTAAGACAGTACTTGGCGAAGAATCTCTACAGCTTGCCTTAGAAAACGTGTATGACCAAGTTAGTGTTGGGATTTCACCATTAGAATTTAGCTATAACGAAGCTGGCGTGATGCTTATTGAAAAAGCAGCCTGGACAGAATTATCACTAGTTTCACACGGCGCGTTCGGCGCTAGTGCTAGCATCACACAGGTGGCCGCAAGTATCCACCAAAACCCCGACGAAACCGACAATAATCCAGATAACCCAGAAGTCGAGGAGACGGAAGAAATGCAACCAGCAGTAACACCAGAAGTAGTAGAAGCAGCAGCTATCCCTACATCACCTATTTTTGCATCAGCTAAGCGCGAATTTGTTTTGCCATCAGCTGGTGAATTTATGGCCGCGTACCACATTGGTGGCGACACATTCAAAAACATGAACGCAGCAGTAGCTGAATATTCAGCTTCAAAGCGCACAGCATTGCAAGCAGCAGCTGGTGACGTACTCACCACTGACACACCAGGATTGCTTCCTGTTCCAGTGCTCGGCCCATTGGTACAAGACCTGAACTTCTTGCGTCCTGTCGCTGAAGCAGTGGGCATGCGCGCTTATCCAGACAGCGGACAGTCAAAGACTTTTATTCGTCCGACCATTACAACCCATACGTCAGTTGCATCACAGACAGAACTTGCAGCAGCATCAGCCACTACAATGGTCATTGCCTCAAACTCAATTAGCAAGACAACTTTGGCTGGGCAGGTCACCCTCTCAATTCAAGATATTGACTTCACCAGCCCTGCTGCAATGCAGTTAATCTTGAATGACCTCATGGGTGAATACATGATTGCATCTGACAATCTTGTTGCTGACAACTTGCTTGCAGCTGCAACATCATCTGGTGTTTGGGACTTGACAGTCGCAGACCTTTTGAAGAGCGTTTACGACTCAGCAGTTGACATTTCAAATGGCCGTAACTGGACACCTACACACATGCTGGTTTCACCAGATGTTTGGGGCCAGCTCGGACAGCTTGCAGATACCACTGGTCGCCCAGTGTTCCCATTCATCGGTGCAGGACTTACAGGCCAGAACGCCCTTGGCAATGCAACAGCAGCTTCATGGAACGGAAACCCACTTGGTTTGCAGCTTGTAGTGGACAGCAACTTTGCTGCCAAGACCATGGTCATTACTCGAATTGGCCAAGGTGCAGGCGATGCATATGAGGCGTATGAGTCCATCAGGGGCCTCATGAGTGTGGAACAGCCTGCAGTTTTAGGTCGTTTGATGAGTTTCCACGGCTACGTTTCTACGTTTGCCGCGATTCCAGGAATGATTCGCAAAATTACTCAGGCCTAGCCCGAAAGGCGGTTAGCCGCCATGGCTATCTACACTGTTATATTTCACCAGCGTTTGGACGACTACGCAGTTGTTCAGACGCTGGAAAATACAGATATTGCTATCGGTGAGTCAATTACCTTGGCTGGTCTTGGGCATAGCTTAAACGGCACTCAAACCGTTTACGCATTGCCTCAGTACCTTTACATCGGTGTAGGCACCGAAGGCGACATACGTCTAGACGCCAATATCCCAATTCCTAACCAGGTTATGTTCTATGACGCTGACGGTGATTTAGAACGCTCAGCAGCTATCCCGACTGGCACCCTGACTTACACCCAAACCTGCACATGGGCAAGCAGCGCACAGGTTCAGCTGTGGCTCGGTTTAACGAGCCCTACAGCCGATGAAACCACCTTCCTGGCACAATGCACCAGCGCAGGTAATCAAGTCGCTTACAGACGCAGACAAGAGGCAGGGTATTTTGATGCGCTCGGTACCAGTCCGTCGGGAGATGTGACGTTGGGAACCATCATGCTATGTGGCGCGTATTTCCGCCAGCGGGGAAGCATTGACCAATTTGCCAGTTTTGATTCAATGGGCCAAGCCATCACGACTAACGCTTTTACCCCAATGGTTAAGCAGCTGCTAGGGATTGACCGCCCAGCGGTGGCCTAATGGCTTACACAGACCTATTCAACGAAGCTATAGATGACTTAGCTACAACGCTGGCCACTATTACAGGCTTGCGCGTTGTCACTGACCCACGCAACCTGAACAGTAATTGCTGTTTTATAGACGCGCCATCGTTCTCAGCTATGAACAATCACATAGTCACCATGACTTTTCCAGTGCGTGTTATTGGCATAGGCCCAGGCAACTTAGACACGCTACGGCCCTTGCTAGCTATCTCTGCTTCCCTGCTCGATAAAAACGTGGCTGTGGTTTCAGGCAACCCAGCTTTAGCTTCTATTGGCGGACAAGAATTTCCAGCCTATGATTTAACTATCCGTATGCAATCGCAGAATGTATGATGCACACGCGACAGCTTAAAATCTGCAATAATCTAAACAACAGCGGTGGCCCGACACACCTACATGACCAGGAGTAATTATGGCCACCAGCACCACCACATACCTAACTAACCCAACTGTGACATTCACCCCTACATCAGGTGGCACCATTTTTGACGCCACAACGGTGACTTCATCAGCGGCAATCACGGTGGGCTACGACCCTCTTGAGAGCACATCGTTTGGAGATTCTGGCCACCTGTTCGTAAAGGGATTACAAGCTGTCGAAGTTACGCTAACGTGCTACGCGTCTTACGGCGCAACGTCTGTTGAAAAGGCACTGTTTGATGCACTTGGCACTGGTACCACAACCGTTGTGATTTCACCTGCTGGACCATCAGAAGGCCCAACTAACCCTGAGTACACAGTCAGCAATACGATGATGTCATCGTTTCAGCCTGTCAATGGTTCTTACGGAGAATTGTCAATGTTTGAAATCACCTTCACTGGTGGCACATTCGCTCGAGACATCACCCCCTAATCGCTAAAAAAGAAAGCAGCCGACAATGCAACTAACACTGCAAATAGACCTGGGCAACGG